CTATAGTTCTGCCCATATAATTGATGCCACATCTGGGGATGTGGCTGCTCATTGGCATGGGCGAATTGAACCAGACCTATTTGGTGAACTGTTGGCTGAAATCGGTTGGTGGTACAACCAAGCGCTGTTGGGGATTGAGTCCAACAACCACGGTCTGACAACCATCAAGGCTGCTCAACGGTATGGCTACAAGAATCTTTATAAGGCTAGGTCGCTGAACAAGGCTCATGCTACACCATCTCAAACTTTGGGTTGGCGTACCACAAATACCTCCAAGCCTTTGATGATTGACGAGTTGGCTGCAAACATCCGTGATGGTGGTTTGAACATTTATTGCGCTAGGACTATCGCGGAGTTGCGAACCTATGTTCGCAAGCAGAATGGGAAAATGGGCGGTTCCCCACACGACGACCGTGTAATCAGTCTGGCTATCGCCAACCAGATGCTGAAATATGTTTGGCTACCCGAATATCGGGGCGACGTGTCCGTGCCACATAACAGCCTTTTGTGGTGGGAACAGCACCTATTCACCGAACAAGGCGACAATCGGGTACCGATTGGCGCACATAATGTACGAACCAAGACCAGATACTAGGGTTGAAGGAACAAATCGGAGTATATTGATGAGTTTTGTGTGCCAAAATTGCGACAAAGAAAAAGATGAAACCCTGCAACGTAGGGGTCCTATTTGCTTTGCATGCCACGTAAAGTCTATCCGCCTCGGTTTCACCTACGGTAAAGAGAACTTCCACGGGGACACTATCGGTGAACGGCAACGCAAGACCGTTGAGGATGCACGAATCAACGGCTATAATGCCGAACCCGTAGGGACTAGGTGGGTGTAATATGGAATGGCTGGTGCCTATTGCCGTAGCAATAATTACGGGACCCGTAGTGGTTCTTCTTCAAAGGCTTCGGAAAGAAAACACCAGTCAACATGCGGAGTCTAGAAGTTTGCTAGAGCATGTTGTGATTAAGGTTGACAACTTGGATGGCAAGTTTGACAAACATATTGAGGATGGGCATGGTCGTTAAACTAGATGAGAAAACTAAGGGTGTCATCTATAGTTACGTTCGTGCAGCAGCGGCTGCTGGACTTGCTGTTTATATGGCTGGGGGCCGTGATGTGCGCGCTATTCTTAGCGCTGCTTTGTCTGCTGTGGTTCCACCATTGCTGCGTTGGCTTAACAAGAATGATACGGCGTTTGGTCGGGGGAGCAAGTAATGGCACGTAGGTCTAACGGCGAACTTCTGAAAGATTACCGTCAACGTTTGGATTCATCTAAGCGGTGGCGTAAAGACGAAGGTTACGATGCTGTTTGGCGACGACTGGTAGATTTGTACAAAGGCAAGCAGTACGACTCCTACAGCGAAGAGGACCGTGTTCTGGTAAACATGGTGTTCTCCACCGTAAACGTTATTGCCCCTAGTATCGCGGTGAACTATCCAAAGATTACGGTAAATGCAATTAGCCCCGATAATGCTGCTAATGCTGTGATTACGGAGGCTGTGGTTAACTATTGGTGGAAGTTCCGCGACATTGCAGGCGAGTTCCGCCGCTCCGTCAAGGACCTGATTATTGTTGGGCACGGTTGGATTAAGGTTGGCTATAGGTTTGTTGAGGAGCAGGTTGTCGGTCAGGACATTGACCCGTCCGACCCGCTTGCTGAAGGCGGCGAGTCGGCAACACAAACCGTCATCCTAGAGGACAGCCCGTTTGCTGAACGTGTCTCCCCGTTCGATGTGTTTGTGGACCCTGATGCTACTAGCATGAAGGATGCTCGTTGGATTGCCCAGCGTGTCCGCCGCCCCCTCAGGGATGTGAAGTCTGACAAGCGGTATAATCGTGCTGCACGTGATGAGGTGCAGACGATGGCTGTTAGCCGTTATTCGGATGACCCGAGTCGTAAGAAGATTCAAGACAAGTCTGTTGGCTATGCCGAGATTTGGGAGTTTTACGATATGGCAAACCGCACGATGTGCGTGTTCGCTGAAGGCGGGGACAAGTTCCTGATTGCCCCGATGCGGATGCCGTATTCGTTTGGTCAGCCGTTTGTCATGTTGCGCAACTATGATGTGCCTGACTGCTTCTATCCGATTGGTGACCTTGAGCAGATTGAGCCGATGCAACACGAGTTGAACGAGACTCGTACGCAGATGATGAACCATCGTAAACGGTTTGCACGCAAGTGGCTCTATAAGGAAGCGGCCTTTGACAGCATGGGTCGTAGCGCCCTTCAGTCGCAAGAGGACAACGTGATGGTTCCTGTGATTACGGATGAGCCGTTGTCTAATGTGATTGTGCCGATGCCTGCGGTGATTAACCCGCCAGAGTTCTATAGCCAGTCGGAGTTGATTACGACTGACATTAACCAGATTTCTGGTGTGACCGAGATTCAGCGTGGCGGGTCGCCTGAGATTCGTCGTACCGCTACTGAAGTTAATCTTATTCAGGACGCAGGTAACGCACGTACAGCGGACAAGTTGGCTATTGTTGAAAAGGCTATTAGCGAGGTTGGTCGTCGCATGGTGGCTTTGGCCCGCCAGTTTATGACTGGCGAGCAGGTGGCCCGCGTCATGGGCAAAGATGGTGAGCCAGCATGGGTCACGTTTGACCGCGACTATTTGGCTGGCGACTTTGACTTTGAGGTTGTGGCTGGTTCCACCCAGCCACAGAACGAGTCATTCCGTCGCCAAATGGCGCTACAAATGGTCGACGCTATGGCCCCGTTCGCTGGCGCTGGCGTAGTGAACATGAAGGAACTTGCAGCACACGTGTTGCAGTTCGGTTTCGGTGTAAAGAACCCAGAGCAGTTTATGGCTGCTGAACAGCCTGCGATGCCGATGGGTGCCCCGCCTGTCCCCGCTCCTGACATGGGCATTGGTGGCCCAACGCCACCTATGCCACCAATGTAGGGAACAAGTATCTTTATAGGTAGAGCAACCACTAGGACTCTAGGAGATTAAAACATAATGAGCGATGAAGTCGCAGCCGTAGCAGGAGCGGAACCCTCAGTAGGGTCACCCGAGGTTTCTAGCGAGGCAACCAGTCAAGGGACTGATACGCCTGTTCTTTCCGTTGAGGAATACAGTACCTATAAGGTGCCTGTTAAACTTGATGGGCAGGAGACGTATGTTCCTTTGAGTGAGGCAATCTCTGGCTATCAACGTCAGGCAGATTACACCCGCAAGACACAGGAACTTGCGCAACAGCGAGAGCAGATGCAGTTCGCTAGCGCATTGCAGACTGCGTTGGAACGTGACCCTGCCGCAACAATTGATTTGTTGAGCCGTCATTATGGCATCAGCCGTCAGGCTGCTGCCGACATGGTGAATGGCTACGAGGACAGTTACGAGGAAGTTGACCCGATTGAACAACGCTACAAGGCGTTGGACGAGCGGATTGCCGCATTTGAGGAACAGCAGGCATTGGCGCAGGTTGAGAAAGAAATTTCCCGTCTGCAATCCAAGTATCAGGATTTTGACGCAAACGAAGTAGTGAATACTGCACTCCGAGTGGGCACTACTGATTTGGAATCAGTCTATAAGCAGATTGCTTTTGACAAGATTATGGCCCGACAGGAAACCGAACGGTCCGCCCGTGAACAACTGGCTGCTAGGGAGCAGCAGGTTGTTGAGGCGAAGCGTGAGGCTTCTATTGTTTCTGGTGGTGCTAACCCTACTGGGGCTGGCATTGTTCAGGAGGCGGAGCCTATCAGGTCAATTCGTGATGCTTGGGCTGCTGCCAAGAATGAACTCAACGCAAACCTCTAAATAGAAAGGTAGGACATCATGCCTGCTGGTAACTCTAACTTTGATGCGCTGCTTTCAACGACTCTCGCTAACTACCGCGACCAGTTGACTGACAACGTTTTTACTGCTCGTCCCCTTACGTACTTCCTCATGGACAAGGGCCGTATCCGCATGCTGGATGGCGGCACGAAGATTGTTGAGCCGCTCATCTACGGGCAGAACTCGACGGTTTCTTCGTACTCGGGTTACGACACCATCTCGCTGACCGCTCAGGCTGGCATTTCGGCTGCTGAATACGATTGGAAGCAGTACGCTGCATCCATCGCCATCAGCGGTATCGAAGAAGCCAAGAACAACGGCGAAGCCGAAATCATCAACCTTCTCGAAGCCAAGATTATGCAGGCTGAGGAGTCGATGCGTGAAGGTTTCAACCAGATGTTCTTCGGTGACGGCACTGGCAACAGCGGCAAGAACTGGAACGGCCTCGGCAACCTCGTTGAATCGGGCAACACCGTTGGTGGAATTGACTCGTCGGACGCGCTGAATGATTGGTGGCGTTCGTACGAAGAGAACACCGCTGGTGCGCTTACGCTTGCCCAGATGGCAACGGCGTACAACTCGGTGTCGGTTGGCAACGACCACCCCGACATGGTGCTGACGACCCAGACTCTCTTTGAGAAGTATGAGGCGCTGCTCCAGCCGCAACTCCGCTACACCGACACCAAGACCGCAGACGCTGGCTTCCAGAACCTGCTGTTCAAGGCTGCACCCGTGGTGTACGATGTCCACTGCCCTGCTGGCACGATGTTCTTCCTTAACAGCAAGTACATCACGCTTGTCGGTCACTCGGGCAAGTGGTTCCAGCAGACGGAGTTCGTCCGTCCCGAGAACCTTGATGCGCGCTACGCGCTCATCATGTGCTACGGTAACCTGACGGTCCGTAACCGTGAAAAGCAGGGCAAACTGACGGGCAAGACTGCCTGATTAGTTCCCAGCGGAACAACTCGGATAATGGTGGGGGGAGAAAGCCCCCCACCATTTCTGTTTATATGGAGTGTTTATGGCTGCTAAAAAGATGACCGTTCGTGACGCATACGCTAAGGCTAAGAAGTCTGAGGGCGCTAAGGGCGGTACACTCTATAAAGGTTCTAAGGGTATTCAGCGGGCACGGGCTGAGTCTAAGTCGCAGAACCCTAGTGCGCGTAACAAGGTTGGGGCTAAGCCTAAGGATAAGAAGGGGCCGTGGGATAACATTGGTCGCGGGCTTAAGACTGGTGCAAAGATTGGTATTGCACTAGGCAAAGAAGCGTTGGACACAGCACGTAATCCTGTTGGTGCTGCCGTCAAAGAAGTCAAGGGTATCCGTAAGGATGTGAAGGAAGGAAACCTGCGGGGCATTGCCCTTCAGGCGTTGGGTGCTGTGCCTATGGGCCGTGGCGCTAAGGCTGTTGGCAAGGCGTTGAAGGCTGCGGATGAGGTTGCAGAT